AAAAAACCACCCATTTCGGTCTGTTCAACGGTTTGAATAGCCGCTAAAAGGGTTCGGCTTGTTCCTGGATCGACTTGGCATAAAGTGTTTCCAGTATCTAAATGCCTTTGAGAAGAAGGCCAACTTGCTAAATCAAGCAAGGTATCAATGCGAGTTCCACTATCTTGACCGACGGTGCCACCTGCGACTGTGGTGATATTGACATTTTGAAACAGGCGGAAGGCATCAACACATTGAAGCGTCACCGAAGAAGTGTTTTCTACTCCAAGAGCAAAATTCGTGTCATAGCTCGTGATGTAGCCTGAATAAAGATAATAGCGTTCGGTGCCACCGCCATCGTCGTAGTCGGCCCACACCCGCAGTTTGCGAAGAGGTAATAACTTGCCATAGTAAGGCGATGAGGGGTTCTGTGGATTCCAATCGCCGGTCTGATCCTCAAGAATAACCGATGCGGTGCCTGCCTCGAATTTGCCCAAAGTTCGGTTCTTGCCTCTTCGGATAGTTACCTTCAAAGCTATATTGCTTACATCTACAACATCGGCAGGGGCATCCGCCAAGATACCAACGCCAAGAGGCGTCGAAGGATCATCAAGCAATAATGGGTTTCCGAAGTTCGGGCCGTTTGCAAAATCAATCGAAACGCCAAGTATCGGTGTTCCAGGCATTAGAGACCACCAATGAATTGAATAGGTTTGCCACTTTGTTGCTCAAGCAAGAAACGATTTCGGATAGCTTCGGCAAGGTCGGCTTCAGTTTGAACGCTTCCTTGAACTGTCACATTTACCGTCATGCCTGCGTTATCTGCCATTCTAAATGATCCAATGTCAGGAGTTGTTGATGACATGGCTGCCATCGCTGCCATTCGAGTTCTTTCATCAACAATAGGGCCTACGGTTGGCTTTGTTAGGTTTGCATTCAGTTCATCAATCTGCTCCTTGAGCAAGAAATTGATAGCCGTTCCCTTATCGGTAGATTCACGCAAGGTCTCAAGAGTCTTTATATTCTCAGCGATAGGAGTGACAATGCGTTCGACGGCAGGTGTGATGACATCAGGTGAGGTTGTTACTGTGCCGCCTTTAACGCCACCTCCAACTCCACCGCCACCTGGCACTCCTTTAAGAGCCGCAAGATAGGCATTGAGCGCATCTAAAGCTCGTTTCCAAGCTGCTGCTGCATCATCACCAGGAAGAGCGAAGGTCTTAGATAAAGTCTTTTGTAATGCGCTTCCATCCTGAACTTCTTTTCCATAGGCAACGACCTCAGCGCGGGTCATTCCCCACTTACCCATCAATTCTTCAATCTCAGCGTCGTCTATCTTTTCATCTTTGAGGGCGCGAGTAAAGTCAACATATTTCTCGGCTTCATCCTTAGTCAAGCCCCACTTCATTAACAGATTGACGATTGGGCCGTCGTTTATGTCTGTTGAATTTGACGCATAGATTCGAGCGATATATTCAAGAACTTCATTCTTGGTTAAATTCCATTTTGAAGCAAGAACCGAAACTTCTTCATCGCTGATTTGAGCGTCAGATAGAACTTGAAGCAAGTCTGTGTAACGCTGCGCAGCTTCATTGAGCTTCATCTGCGCTTCAAGGTTTTCAATCAACTGATTGACTCTTCGAGCTTCTTCTAAATTAGCCTGCTTCAAGAGATTAAGTCGAGCAGCTTCTAATTGAATCGGGTCTTTCTCAGTTGTCGGCTTTACGCCAAGTTTCTTTAAGGCCGCCAAAGCCTTCTCAAGTTGAATCTGCTCTTTGGTCTTCTTATTTAGATTGTTTGTTATGACTACATTTTGACGATTCTTGAAATTGTAGTCGGCGACCGCTTTTTCAACTTTTTTAAGGTCTTGCAAATGATTATTAACAACTTGCGAATTCTGACTTACGGCTTTGGTATTTGTATCAATACCGCTAGTGAATTTATTGATTGCCCAATAAGCCGTTCCTGCTGCTGCCGCAAATGCTGTTACGGCTGCTGCTGCCGCCAATGCTGAAGTTCCACCTGTGGCAAAAGCAAGAGCGGTGCCTGCGGCGGTGCCTGCGACTGCTTGCTTACGAAATACTGAAGTGAGCAAAGTCAAAGCACTAATAACTAATTGAATGCCGGCATAGACTTTCGTGCCTATAAATAAACCTGTAATAATCGCAGCGAAGGCTTTGAACGCTGTTAGATTGTCATTTATAGTCTTGAAGAATCCAATAAATGCTTTAGTCGCTTTTACCGCAAATTGAGCAGCGCCTCTAAAGGTCTCGGCAATCTGATCCTTATTGTTTGCAATGAATTGCTCAAAGGCAGGGAGGAGGTCATTTCTGAAAATAGTTGCCAACTCTTCAAGAACTGGCAAAAGCGCGTAGCCTAGAGAATCAAGGGTTTGGTCAAACTGTAAGCGAAGGCGCTCAATCTGAAATTCAAATGTTTCAGCTCTCTTTAGAGCTTGTCCACCGAAAGTTGCAGAGAGCGCGGCAAGTGCGCCATTTAGGTCTTTCTCTTTGATGATAGTCTCATCAAGATTTATTCCTAATTTCTTGAGGGCTCCTAGATTTCCACCGAAGGCGCGAACAAGACCATCGGTGACTTGCATCAATGATTTACCGCTTCCGGCACTTACATCTAAAGCAAGGGATTGAAGAGCTTGAGCCTGTTCTAAACTGCCAGTTGCCTGAGTAAGTTTCTGAAGGCTTGGGATGAGCTCACTATTATTGATGCCAACTTGTAACTCTAAAGCGTCTAGATATTCGGTTGTTGATTTGATTTGTTCATCTGTGGCATTGATAGTGTTGCGAAGAGCGGTAGCAAGAGCGACTTGTGCCTTCTGATCCTCAATAGCGCCTTCGACGGCATCTTTGCCAATCTTTACGGCAAATGCTCCTGCTGCTGCCGCCGCAACGCCAAATGCTATGGCAATTTTCTTGCCAAAATCTTTGAAGTTATTTTCTAATTTTTGAAGGTCTTTGAGAGCTTGCTTTGAGCCCTTGTCATTATAGGTAAGGACTATGCGTTCATAAATTGCCATCGCTTATCCTTTTTCCTTTATGGAATCAAGACGAGCCTGTGCTTTATCTCGTGCTGATTCAATCGCCGTGAAAATTTTAGCCTGTGCCATTTTGCGGTTGTTATCTACCGCTTTGATTAGAGCTCTACCTTTATCGTTGCCCTGATGTTTAGCCGTTGGAATAACGCCATGATACTTTTCAATAGTCTGAATGAATTGTTCGGAGGCATAGGGATTAGTCGATCTAGAAGCTCTAGTTCTAGCTCTTGAAGCGCCACTACCTCTACCGGCAGTTTCAAAAATGGCTCCGGCGGCGTCACGCTGAACGACTGCATAACTATTCTTGAAGCTAGTCATCAATCGTCCGTCTTTGGTTTTCTTGCTTGTTGGCGCTGTTGTCTTGATTCCAATTTTAGCTTTGGCGGCATCAAATGGTTTGAATCCAACACGAGACTTTCCTTGAGGCAATGGTCCTACAAGATTGGCGTATTTATTTTGACGAGCCCAACCCGAAGGATGAATGTCAAAAGGAATATAATCTCTTGCCTGATTAGCAATAGAACTTAAGACCGCTTTCGCTTCTTTATCAAGTTCTCGCTTTAAGTCAGGAGCGAACTCCTCAATAGCACGAATGGTCTCAGTTAATCCTTGAACACTTGCGCTATATTGAGGAAGTTTCATTTATTACCTTTCGCTTTGGCTCGTTGCTTCAAATAGGCGAACATTGCCTCAAGTATTCCGTCCGGTGCATCTAGCAAGCCCACCGGCGAGATTCCTGTCTCCACAGAGAGAGCGGCTAATGAATAAGTCAGACTGTCTCTGTGGATTCGGAAGAAGGGTCTGAAACCAGCGAAACTTCTAAGAGAGTATCTAAGAAGTCAGGGCCGAATGGCTTTACTACTTTGCCATTGCTTCGGAGGGCAAGCCAAGATAGATAGTAGATGTGTTCTAGTTTCTGCTCTTCGGCTATTAGTTTTCCTAGGCCCTTATTGTATTTCTGCTCAAAGTCAACAATGATTCTAGGGCGCAAAGAGAAAACCTCATCTGTGCCATCAGTTGTTTTTACTTTGATTTTCAAGCCATCCATTTATTTCCCCCTTTTTGGTCAGGATGTTGCTTTTGTTATTGCTCCCGATATTGGCCATTGCACAGTTGCAGTAGCCAACTCGCCGACGGCTGCCGATAATGGCGTCCATTCGGAGATAAGAACCGAGAAGCTATATTTAGGATTTGTTGCACTAACTGTCGTGTTGACAGGGCGGAGTTCACAAGTGACTGCCGTTCCAAGCAGGGGATAGATAATTGATTCAATCGATCCGCTTGCGAAATCCTGATGGAACTCAAAGCTCACCTGATTATCCACAAGACCAGCGACTCTTGTTTTTGCAACATCGCCAAATTTTGTGGTTTCCACAATGTCATAAACGCTACTTAACGAGACGCTAGTGACATGATCGGAAATATCAGTTGACGCCAACACAACATAGGCGTTCGTGAGGACGAGTTTTGCCATCGACTATGCAGTTGCCTTAGTGATTGCTCCACTAATAGGCCAGGTGACTGAAGC